AGAGCAGTAGCCTTCTAAGCTATTGGTCGCAGGTTCGATCCCTGCTCGACGCGCCACTTTTACATTTGCCTGTTTTTAAAATTCCTTTAAACTTATATTTTATGCTCACTACACTTCCGTTTATTTTGTATATTGTATCTTCAATGTTTCTTTTTGGTATTGTTTGTTATATTACAGGGTACCTTAAGGGCCTTGAAAAGAAAAATAAGTAATTGTATGTCGCCATCGTCTAACGGTTAGGACACATGGTTTTCATCCATGCAATCGGGGTTCGATTCCCCGTGGCGATGCTTACCAAAACCAAATTTCGTGAGACGTTTCGTAATAAGGGGGTTTATCTCTATTATTAGGATCGAAATTAATCTTATTATAAATTTTATAATCGTAATCTTTTATTTTTGTTGTATAGGTAAAAACAGTTTCATTGCGATGCTTTTCTGAAATACCTTGCTTTGTATAACTATAGTTACCAGAAATTTGACAACCATATAAAAATAAAGTTGCCAGGACTATAAAACCCTTTATACTCACAGTATTATTTAACCCTTTATGAGTAAAATACAATTACCCGAAAAAATTGGACAAGGTACCCCGGCAAAAATAAAAGAAAACGTTCAATATTTTGACACCTCTCATCATGGTTCGTTTTTTCCGTTTGGTATATATTTTACATCAACATATGGTGTAATGCCTTCAACAATACATATTAACAAAACATATACCGAAGATTTAATTTTCTTTTTAAGAGAAAAAGGAGAAATTTTTCAAGATCTAGTCGCTATACCCGCTACTACACCAAGATCTATGACACTTAATATGTATCAGGATGATTTTGAATTTGATGAGCCTGAATATAAAGGTACTTTTCTTTATAAAGATTGTGTTGTGCAATTTCAGAGAGCCCCGTCACGAAAACATAAAAAAACTACTGATACACCACCTCTTTTTACTGTATCAATTTACTATAAACCTGGAACAAAACCACCCATAAAAGATTTCGATAAGTTTCTTTATGAAGAAAAACTTAACAGTGTTATACACACAATTTTTAGAGATGAACATGGCGGAATTGTTTTTGAACCATTTGAAACAGTAGTGCCGGAAGGCTATTCAGTAGAAAAGTTTTATACAAAAGAATTTCAACCCATGCATAAACATATTGTTGAAACGCTTCAAAAAAATGAGTCGGGGTTGTATCTATTTCATGGAGAACCTGGTACCGGTAAAACAACATATATTAAACATCTTGCAAGTATTATTAATCGAGATATGATTTATGTACCTGTTGCATTTATTGACTCTTTAGTTGATCCTTCATTTTTACCAGCATTACTTAAAAAGCGCCACTCTGTGCTTGTTATCGAAGATGCTGAAAAAGCTTTGTTGGCTCGGGAGCCAGGAGATTCATCCTCACTAGTTTCTGCTATTCTTAATATTACAGATGGTATTATGGGCAATGTATTTAGTATATCGGTTATTGCTACGTACAACTCGCCAAGAGCTGGAATCGATAAAGCACTTCTTCGTAAGGGAAGACTAAAAGGAGAACACAAGTTTGACAAGCTTCCTATTGAACAAGCACAAAAAATACTTGACGAAAATAAAATTAAATTTACTGCTAAAGAGCCTATGTCTTTAGCAGAAATATTTAACACCAATGAGCCTGATACACTTACAACGAAAGAATTGGTCGAAGAAAAAAGAATGGGGTTTTTTTAAGATAGTTAGTTGAAATACTAAAAATACAATATATTATTAAACGCGATATGAAAAACACAATCACGACAATGAACCTCGAACAGATTGCTGATTTTTACATTCCGGCCAATGCGCCTAAGAATGTTAAATCTTGCATCGTCGAGAATTACCTTGATACCACACGTTATGAGTTCTTGGGTTTCGTTGATCGTAGCAATACTGCTATTCTTCGTGAGCGTTTCCACAACGTTCGTGATAACAATGGTCGCTTTGCTAAGATCCGCGCTACTCGTCGTTCTCGCTAATAGGTAATCGGTAATATCAAGAGCCCGACTTTGAGCTTGACTTAAAGTCGGGTTCCTTTTATACTGGTAGTATGAAAAAATTAGAAAAAGTTTTTACTAAAAAAGGTTTCAAGTTTACCCAAGTTGAACGTAAAGGTAATGTAGCAATCTATAAACAAGAAGCTTTAAAAGTTGAAAATCCAAAAGCTAATTACGAAGTAGTTCAGATTAAATCTCACAACGGTTACGAAATTGGTGGCTCTAAAATAGCTGCGGCGGAAGTATATCCAGGTTCGTCTCAATGGGGCTTGTTAGGCTGGACTCATATTGATTTACCGTCCGCTGAAAGGCGCTTTAAAAAGCTTATTCGAGGATTGAATTGACAAGTTCGTCAAAAGACTCTTTTTTAAGAAATTTTTTAATTTCTTTTTTAGGCATTTCTTTTGCAACATCTTTTGCTTCACCGGAAACGCCTTTTTGACCTTTTTTAGCGCCCATTACAGCTCCAAAAAAGCGGCGTTGTTTTTCTGATTTTGCTGGCATATTATGATTAATTAAGCAATATATTACAAAAATGTCTAAGCGTCAAAAAAGAATAGATTTAATTTGTGTACTCACAGGAGAAGTAATCCCTAAGCAACCACGCGCGCGCGTTGAAAAACAGGCCAAAAAATTAAAATTCGACGACATAGAAGATTATATTAACTATTTTGTTTCTCGAGATGCTCGTAAATTATTAGCAAAAGGTAATTCGGAATTAGAAATCCGCAAACAATATAACTGTAAAGAAACAAAAGATATTCCTTTTCGTATATTGAAGTGCTATGTTAAAAAATTTAAATCAAAGGACGCTGTAGATCGCAAGAGACAAAAGAAAATAGCTGAAGAGTATAAGTCTAAACCTATTGTTGTACAATGGAAAGGCTCAGAGCCAATAGATATGGTTAAAAATAAAGATATTTGTGCTCAAGTAACAGCATTTGCTTGTTGGCGGCCCGATATCTACCTTGATTTAGGTTGCGAGGCCTGTATACTGAAAGACAATTGTGCCTGTCCAATTAAAAACATCAAGCGTAAGTCTCATGCTAAAAGAGTTACAAAAACTAAAAGTATTTGATCGGATCACGTTTTACGACGATACGCATTCGTATAAAATTGATAAAGAGCCTTCTGCTAAACTATCAGTTACAGGATTAGTTAATACGGTAAAAGAATCTTTTGACGAAGAAAAATGGTCAAAAATAAAAGCTCAAGAGTTTGGCTGTACACCTGAAGAAGTAAAGCTTGTTTGGAAGAAAAATAATCAAATGGCAACCTACCAAGGTTCGACTCTTCACAGTTATATCGATAACTACTATCAAAACAAGGTTAAACCCTACAATAAAATTTTAGCAGAATCTATTTTAGGCCCGACATTACATGAAATGATGTTTAACAATCTTAAAATTCTTGTTAAACAGTTTAATAATTTTTATAACGATACGAGTGAATATATATTGCCAATTAAAAACGAATTTGTTGTAGGGGATTTAGGAGATACCCGAATTTGTGGTATGCTTGATATGTTAGCATACAATATGTTAACGGAGCAGTTTGAAATATTTGATTTTAAAACAAATAAACGTTTTGCAAAGGTGTCTGAATTTGAAAAGAAGCTTCAACCGCCCGTAAGTCATCTTGATGACTGTGAGTATAATATTTACTCGCTTCAATTATCTTTATACAAAATGTTTATTCAAAAATATACAGATATAAAGATAGATAAACTAAAAATTGTTTGGTTTTCTGTTAATAACGATAGTTACAAAGTTATAGAACTAAAATATTTACCTGAAGAATGTATAGCTTTAATGGAAAAATTTTTAATTGATAATGCGATCCGTCAAGAAGTATCCGATTAAAACCGCTACATAAAAAAGCGGGGTTAATAATATTGTGCCGTATAAAGTTGCTGCTCCGGCACTAAGCCACAACGAAAAACATAAAGGACAACTTATTAAAGAAATCACAAATTTACATACTGTACAAGTTATTAAAGTTTTTGATTTAACATAAAGGTGTTGCGGAAATGTTAAATTATTTGTTTCTTTTTCATACCCTAAAAGTATTTTTTTAAAACCGAGTAAATTACAGTATTCTGCAAAAGCATTAGTTTTAAACCAAACAAACATTATAGTAATAACTAAACATATTAAATTTGTAAAAACAAGCAAATTACCCATAAATATATATAACTAATTATATGAAATTTGATGCACTTTACAGAAATGTTTTTATAACGGAGCAAGAAGATATACCAACTCCAGAAGCTGAAACAGAAGAAGATGCTGCTGATATTACACCTGAAGAACCACCAGCTGAAGATAGTGCAGGAATACCGACACCAGATAATTTCGATGTAGAACCGGCTCCAGTAGCTCAACCTGTCGGAGATTCAGGATCTATTAAAAATTATATAATGAAACTTGAAGAATTTGCTGATTCTCTAAACGGGGTTGATACAGATTCACTTCAACAAATGGTAACTGATATGGACAGACCAGGCAGTTTATTTCAAGGTATTTCTCGAGAAACATCATCTGATATTATAAAATTAGCTGAACAAACAAGACAACTATCTGAAATTCTTAAAGGTTTTATTATTAATTCCGCTAAGCGTCAGAGAGATCTTGCTGCTGGTCAATAAGCCTATATAATATCGAGGTGGAAGGCTTACCTCAAGACTATGTTATACAGGTCCTTTATTCCCATTGCAAACGACCAGTATATAAAAAGTATCAAAGAGTTTATAACGCAGAATGCTGTGTTTGTGGGGAAGGGGGTTCTGCCGGTCGTAAGCGTCGTTTATTTTATTTTCCTGATGACCGTTATTTTTACTGCTTTAATTGTAGCCGGTCTTGGTCTGAGCTTAATTGGATTCATGAAGTTTCTAAAAAGCCTATTTACGAAATCCTAAAAGAAACTAAAACGTTTCACGGTAGTAAAGAGATTCAGGCTAAAATTGCTAAACAAAATGAAGCCGTAAAAACAGTCGAAGTATCTACTTTACCTGATGATGCTATAAACATATTTGATAGTAATCAAGTAGCTTTTCACAAAGACGAAAAGCTTGTCAAGAAGGCTATAGAGTATGTACAAAGCCGAAGACTCTTTACAGCTGTTAATAGACCAAAATCACTGTATGTATCTTTAAAAGATAAAGTACATAAAAACAGACTTATAATTCCGTTTTATGGGGAATCAGGTAAAATTGAGTCTTATCAATCAAGAACTCTTGATGGTGACACTTATCCGAAATATTTAACAAAGTACGGAGAGAAATCCTTATACGGTGAAGATGCAATAGATAATAATATACCTTATATTTTTATTTTTGAAGGACCGATTGATGCTATGTTTGTAAAAAACGCTGTAGCAGTTGGTGGCGCTTCAATGACAGATAAACAAGAAGCTTTTATTAAAAAATGTGTTGATAAAGAAATAATTTACGTTTACGACAACGATAAAAACAATAAAGAGATGGCTAAAAAAATTAAAAGTCTCATTAAACAAAATAAAAAACTCTTTGTATGGCCTAAAGAGTTTAAGAAATTTAAAGATGTAAATGAGGTTTGCTGTAACTTATATTTGGACGAACTGCCTTATAGATTTATTGTGCAAAACTCCTATTCCGGGGTAGAAGCTTTAATGAAACAAAAAGCTACTTAAGGTTAGAAACACAAAAGTTAATAGCTTTTAAAAATTTGTCTTTATAATTACGTATCGGCTTAACTTCTATTTCAGTTTCTGCTTCTTCAATCATTTGTAATCTTGAAAACTCTTCTTTTAATGATTTAAGAAATTTTTCAGAAAACTGAATTTGTTTAGGGTAGCGAACCCTAGTTACCACTTTCATTGTAGTAGGGAAAAAGCTTTCACATAACCGATCAAATTTAAAAATATTATCTTCCATATAATGTTTGACCTGAAAAAGCATTAATAGCGTTTATAAGGCCGGTAGTTGTATTCATGGCGCCGAGTACAACTTTTCCTGCCACCTTCCAATTATTTGGCGCCGTACCTTGCCTAATATTATTAAACAAATCTATAAACGCTTGATAAACATCTTGACTTATTCCAGAAATATTGCGAAAATCTGCTACCTTTTCAATTGCTGGTTTCGGGGGCTCCATAGGCATTTCTATAGGGGGCGGCACATTGGGATCAATAGTTAAAACAGATCTACCATGCACAAAATCTTTATAATCATTTTGAATTATTTTACCGACTCCAGCTGATACACTAACCTTACCTGCTGAGTCATCGACATACTTTTTAAGTTCTGTAGTATCTTTAAGATTTAAAGCAGTTACTACAGAACCGACAGCTGGTTTACCAGTTTTTTCTTTTTGTTCCATTATATATTCTCTATAAAACATTAACATTAATTTTGAAATTTCAACGATTGTGCCCATTACTGGCCCATCAACAGAGCTTTGTTGGGTATAGCGAGGTTCTCCGGGGTAGTATAACACATTTTTAACTAGACCAATGTCATATCCGCCATATTCTCTTAATAAATTTCTTATTGCATCATATGGAGTTAAATGAAGATAAGGTTCAGCGGCTAATGTTTGGGTTTTGCTAGATATCTGTTTTAATTTTGTTGAAAAAAACTCTCTATAATCGTCATAATTTTCTAACAAATATTCTACTTTCTCTTCTAAAGCATCTACTACTTGTTCATCAAGTTTTATTTTTTTACTTTCTTTAACTCTTGCGTTACGATATTCTATTAATGTAGAATAAAAGCTTTTTATGGTTTTAGATTCATCTAGTAGTTTTGCATACCTTTTAGCATCTGTTTCAGTTACCCCGTCAATAACATTTGCATGCTGTAAAACTTTAAAAATATATGATAAAGTGTCTATAATAGGCCAACCTGGACGAATACTTAACAACGTATCTATTTTTAGATAACTGACACCAGTTCTATCTAATAAAGACGCCCAAATAGCGCATTTTTCAAGAGTTAAATCTCCTGGAATGGCTAATAAAGCCATCATTTTTCGACCAACTGATTTACTAAGCTCTTCTTCTACTAAAAAAGCAAAATTTATATTAGACATAGAATTCGTATTATTATTTATACGAATTTACATATTAGCTAGCAATGAACCGTCTTCTTCTCCGTAAAACTTACCGTTTGGTTTAATATATAACGGTATTTGTTCAATTCTTAAATCCGGAGGACCTTCAAGTGTTATAACCGCCGGGCAATCTTCTTTAGGGAAGAAAATACCCAAATTTTTGTCGTAAGTACCTACAACCGCTCTAAAGATATTATCAATTTCTTCTCGGTATATGGGATCGATCGCTCTTCCTTTTTTTGGAACAATATTAATTTCCGGTCTTAACGGTATATAGAATATAATATCAAAAACACGAACGGCTTCATGTACTATAAGTTTAGTATCAATAATAAATTCGTCAGATACTTTACCTTTTTCGTTAAGCCAAAGAGAATATACTAAATTATCAATAACACAGCGGTCAAATACTAAAAATTCGTCTCCTTTACCTATAGCTTTTTGTGTATCATCAATAATAGCGTTAAGAATTGTTTTTTGAGATTCTTTAGTGCCGTTTTCATTATTTATCACTTTACCGGTCTTAATGAGGTTGCGATAAGTTGCTTTTGGCTGTTTATACATAGGCCAACGCTTACAAAATTCTTTAATTAATGTGGACTTCCCATTGCATTGGGTGCCCATAAATGCAATTTTCATGATTATACTTTAAGGGCTTTATTCCAAATAAGCAATTGAAGTCTCGGAGAAAAGTTGACATGCATAGCTTTAGCATATTCAGCTACCGCAGGTGCATTTTGTACATGTTCATCCCTTGAGCCGCAACAAGGCATAAACCAAATACGGTGCAACGGTACATTTATACCTTCATAGTCATTAACATACTTTTTCCAAATTTCTTCTATATCTTTATCAGAAGTAATAACAAATTTGAAACCTGATCCATGAGTTACATGCCAACGAAGTACATCAGGTTTATAGGTCTTTTCTTCCGGATCCCCATTAGAAGAAAGTTTAGGGGAAGTTGTAAATGTTGCTTTATAAATTTCTCTCCAACGAGATGAAGGAATTAAAGTAGCGTTTGTTTCAAAATCGATACGAGGTATAAAATGATATCTTTCTGCAAACGCTTCAATAAACTTAAGAAGTTGTTTTTCTTGAATAAGAGGTTCACCACCTGTTAGTTTTAAAATAGCGTTATTACGAAGATGTTTAGTATAGTTATTATCTTCCATCATCTCAAAGACCTCTTTAAATGTCTTTTTATTTTTAACTGACCAGGATACGAACGAATCACAACCGTTAGGAGAGTCTTCAGAGGCGAAACCAATACAAGTTAAATTGCACATAGCCATTCGCATAAATACAGATGGCTGACCAACAAATTCGCCCTCTCCTTCAACAGTATAAAATACCAAGTCATCAGACAAAAATAATGTTTCTTTTTCAATATCAATCATAAATTAACCTCCAATAATAAATCTATAGACTAAAGAGAATAGTACAACACTAAACCAACCTATAGGGTTCAGAAATAATAGATAGAACGCACAAAAAATCAACACGGCAATAAGAGACAAAAATTGCCATAAACCGCCCCAAAAACCACCTTTATCGTTTTTAGGTATAACTTTTTCGAAAGATGTGTTAATTATTTCCAGTTGGTCTTTCATAAATTGCACTATTAAGTTCGTGTTCCCAAACTTCTACTTTGTTAACCCAGCACCGTCCAACAGACATTTCTCGGATCACGGGATCGACTGTTTTAAAACACCATTCAGCTGTTTTTTCAATACCAACACCATCCATAATACGTAATTGACATCCTCCACTAGCAGCTAACTGCATAAAACTTGATAATAACGGATCATCTTGAGCAATACAAAGTGTGTGATCAAATTGATTTTGTAATATTTTTTTAATGTCTTTTAGACCTCCAAAATTAATAACCCAATTCTTGTCATCTAGACCTGTACACCCGAACCAAAATTTTGCTTTTAATTGATAACCGTGAACGTATTTGCAATGTGTGCCTTCGGCTTTCCATTGGCGAAACGCACAAGACCCTAATTCGATTATTTTTGTAGACTGAAACGTAACCATATTAGGCTTGTTGTAAAGTAACTATATTAAGGTCATCTTTAAAAAAGTTGAATACTGATTGTGTCCATTTATCTTCGTAGTTTTCTTCTTGATAAAAAACAATTTTATCTAACTTGGTATGACCGTTTAATTCATTTTTTAATTTTTTGGAAAGAGAAACCATTTTATTAATATCTTTTTCTTTCCAGTCTGCTCCAACATTTACTGAAGATGCGAATAAAAGCGCTTCTAAAATTGCATTAGCCTCATCATGTTTGAGCTCTAAAGTTATTGTACTACTATTTTTCATATAGCAGTATTATACTTACACTAGAAACTATTTCAACTTTTTATTAAACAGGTTATAAATGTCTTTATCGAATTGACCGTAAAGATCAATAATAATTTGTTTTCTTTCTGGCTCTGAAACGTGTTTATACATATCTCTTATTTGAGACGCACTAATTACTCTTTTACCAAGCACTCTAAAAGGAAATGTTTTTCCGACTTTTATATAGCCTTTTTCACTCATAGGTAAAAGTTGATCTGCGTCTTCCAATTTTTGTAAATATGGCATCGTTCCATCTTTTTTTGGTTTGTAAGAAAAACGATCAGCATCTTTTTGAGAAACTACATATATTAAATGATCTTTATTTTCGTTATAATTTTTTGTTATTTCTTTTGCTACATATGTACTTACAACTTGAACAATTCTATCACCGGGTACTCCCGCTTTTTCTAATAAAAATTTACGTTCTTGAAAATTAAAAGGCGATTTTTCATTTACAACATTTGATGTAGCTACCCAAACATCTGCATTTGGATATTCTTCTACTAAAGCATGGTAAGCAGCAGCATGACCTCTATGTGCAGGCTGAAAACGCCCGGAATAAATTATTACTAATTTACCATCTCTTATTTGCTCTGTAAAAAAATGATTAAAAGCTATCACTGAAATTTTTTCTCCTTAGGTATTGCGAAATTAGCGCGTGAAAATTCTAATCTATCTACCAATTTTATAGAATTACCTATATGATCTACAGCGACAAAACCTTCAGGTTTTGTTACTTTTAGTGTACCATCTGGCTGTGCTATAAACTGTCTTGATTTAACTGCGTCACTATACTTTTTTATAAAAATATTTTTTATTTGAGCTATTTTGTCTGTTATATTAAAAATATTAATAATAGACAATTTGTTTTTATTAAAAAATTCTACAGCTTTATCTTTACTTTGCCTTTTTCTTTCTCTTGTTGCTTCTGTTTTATATTTTTCAGGGTTGTTTATTTCTTTTTCCATTCTTTCATTATACCACTGAACAAAGTCGTCAAAGTTTTTATCAAGATCTCCGACAAATTCCCCTCTACGAATAAGAACGTTTATAAAAGAATTAGCTAATTGATAAAATGTTGAAGGAAGACCCGTCCAATCAATAACACTCTCTGAGTTTTCTATGGTTTGTAAGTTGCCTGCTATAAGTTTTTTTTCATCATCTGTTAAAGAAATAAGACCAGACATATCTTTAAATTTTGCGTCATCAAACCACACATCAGGCGATTGATTAAACTCTGTAACATTAACGTCTGGGGATTGTTTTGCATCAGCTATAGTTAAACCTGACAATCTTGTGTGAAAAATTATACCAATTTGAGCATTTTGTATTTTTCTGCCTAATTCTGAGTCAGCTTCTACAGCGTATGTAATAGTATTTGGCTTAAATGTAATAAGTTCTTCTCCTTCATAATTAATTTTGTTTAAAGTGGATCTATCAAACATAAAATCACCTTGATAGGCATCCTGTTTTATAACTTTCGGTAAAAATAATAAAGCTAACTTTAATTTTTCTGCTAGACCTGGTTTGTCGCCATAATATGCAATAATATCTTGTGTTGTATAACAATACTTTGGCGTTTTTGCTCCTACACCTTTAGTACCAACAAAAAATTTACCATTTTCAGGGTTATAACCTGCAATAATAGCGGGCGCGCCATCGTATTTAACAGTCGTAAAAACCTTAGAATCTACATTTCCATCTAAAACGTTTGTAAGCTCATTTATAAATGATACGGCTGTATCTAACCCTTGTTTTTGACCAATTAATATTAGCTCTTCTAAATGAGTTAAATGGTGTATAATACCCTTACCCATTGCTTCTGGTAATATTAAAGTCTTACCAATGCTTTCTTGGTAAAAGCTATTAAAAGCTTGTTCGAACATAACGCTTTATTATTTAAGCGTCAGTAGATAACGTAGTTTATTAATTACTGCTAAGATTTCGTCTCTAATATTGAGACAATCTGTATCTTTTACAGGGTCGTGTATTTCATTAAATGTACCTGTCAAATAATCATTTAATTGTGTGAGTACATCTTCAAGATCTATTTCATCTTGATTAACAAGTCCTAAAGCTATAGGTGTATCAAAAGTAATTCTACCATATTTACCTTGATGTATTTCAACTAAACCATCAATTAAACCATCTAAATCCTCATAAGCATTTCCTAATGCTTTGTGTGCAGCGTAAGAAAGAGTTTGCCAATGCAAAATTCTTAATTGATTTTGCAATTTGAGAAGATTTACAATTACTTTATCCATATATTTTTTAATTACTTATTACGGACCGGTAGGTGCCTGTCCCATTTGAGCAGCTTGATACGTTGAACGATTCTTATGATTTGCAATTGCTTGTACCGCCCAGCTAGGTACTAATCCCCATGTACGTACACCATTTCTGCTTGTATCCAGGTGTACGAAATTTTTATATATACCTATACCTTTTATACCGTACGCACTTGCAACATTTATTAGATTCGCTTTCTCTTCATCGGTCCATCCCGCGGTGCTAATATCTGCCGCTGTACCCTCTGTGTGTGGTCCTGTTCTACCTGTTCTTGATACTCTTGCATTGTAAGCCGGGTCTCTATAGCCGCTATTAATATAAAACGGTTTACCTATATGACCAGATATTTGTTTTAGTAGTTGTTTAAACCCAGGGTCTTGTCCCTGACCTTGCCAAGCCTTATCATATGTAAGGCTACCATCTTTTCCGGAACTTCCGGGTATAGTACTAGGGCCAACAGGGCCACCTGAAGCAGATGGTAGACTACCGGCGCCCATAACTCGACCTAGACCGGACGTCATGCCACCAATACCTGAACCAGAAAATAAATCATCTATCGGTATACCCATACGTTCGGCTTGACTGCGATATTTTTGTCCCGTTGGAGAATCGCCGTATTGTATAGCATACGCCGTAGGAACAAGCTTTGCAAAATCTTGATATCCACCGGTTAATTTACCTGCTTGACGTAATATGTTTAAATTTTTTCGATCAGTACTTGAACCCGGATTGTACGGGCTGTTGTGTAGCTTTTTTAACAGTGTTAATTCTTCTGGAGTTGGTTCACCCTGGGGGGTGTCAAATTTTTTTTTTATTAAGGAACTTAAAGGGGCATTTGATTGACCGCGGATCCAATTAACCAAAGGAGAAGCACCGGGTTGTTTCAAAAACGAGATCGGTGTTTGTGTCATTGATCCAGGCTTACTAGCAGATGAAAATTTACCAACATATTGATCTGCCCCTTCAATTTTTGCTACAGCATTTATAAGCTGATTAAACTCTTGATCGTTCAACGTATTCATTGGCCGGTTTAAATCAAAACCGGTTAAACCTTGAAGATCTTTAAGATAGTTTGGATTCTCAGAAGGCGGAGCATAACGATTAAAAGCATCTTGAATTGAAAGTTTTTGATATGTATTTGTTTTTAAAAGATTAATTTTAGCGTTCCAGCCGTCTTGTGGAGTTGGAAATACTGCGTATCTTCCATCAGTGCCGACAGCCCCTTGTTTAACAGCAAAATCCCCGTATTCTAAATTTCCTGGATTATTATTTCTTATTGGTCTTGGGCCTCTTAATGTTTCTGAAGAGCCATCATCATATGTTACGGTAGTAGAGCCGCTTCCATTAACCCCGGTCGCGCTAACCACAGTTTTTTTTGGTGCGTTTTCAGCAATAAGAACCTTTTCGCACAAACCAACAAAATTAATCATATTAATATATTTATTAAATCCCTCTCTCTAATATTAAGATCCGGGAATCTTATTTGGCGAAGGCCCAAAAGTTCTTTTATTAAATATTCGAGGTTTTAGAGAAATCCACCGTACCTAAAGAAAAAGCTTTAGATTTTTTATTTTTCTTTTGAAAATTGTGTAGAGCATTATTATTCAAGAACTTTTTAAATTTAGAACCAATCATACGGTTTTTATTAAGAGCTCTAGTTAATGCCATTTCTACATCCGGAGAATCAAAAGAACGAACTTTAACCCAAGGAACTGGCAAAACTTTTAAAATAGCTTGGAAGTGTTTGTCCGTAAAGCCAACATCTTTCGGTAATGGATAGATGACATACGCTTTAGGATATTTTGAATCGCATTGCTGATACCCGTAACATAGTTTCTCTAAACAGTAATGATAAAAGAACTTTTGTATGTCTTTAGATTTAAAATTATAAGGGATTTTATATTTTTTACAAAAAGAATATGATTCTTTTAAAGCATCAACAAAATACGGATAGTAATCAATGCCACAGACTCTGGACTTAGGATATTCTTTAAAATGCATTACTATAATAATGCCTGAACCTGTTCAATACTCAACCCTTCTTTTAAGGCGTTTTCAGTTGTTTCATAAAGATCGGCAATAATGTTGTTTATTTTTTGCTCGTATTCTAAAAGTTTTTTATGATTACTTTTGTTGTAATTAAGTTTTGAAGCTGATTCTAAAATTGCAGTTTGATTTATTAAATCTAACTTAGACCCGAGATATTTTTTAATTTTTAAAATTGTTTTTGTTTCTGGAGAATAAGCTAATTTTTCTTGTTCGGTTATCGGGTCTTTAATTTTATCTCCATTTTGATTTATTATCCCTAATTTATAAGCTTGAAATTCTTTATAGTCTTTGTTTAAAACATTTAATAAAAACTTATTATTAAGAGATTCATTAAACATTTTGTTATAATCTACCCCATGCAAATGTATATCACTAAACGGATTGAGCCTACAGCCTCTACCATAAGATGTTGAACCACAATATGAGCATTTTTTAGCATCGTCAGGATGAAAGTGTACCCCTTTTGGAGCGTATTTACAGCCCTTACCATAAGATGCTGCATTGCAATACATACATCTCGAAATTGGCTTAAAAACAGATGGTTTTTTTTCGTTAATTAATTCCATTATGTATTATTTATAAGGCTTTTAGGCGGAGTTCCTATTCTTACATTTATTATACCATTATAATAGTCATTTCTTCGCAAAACATCTCGTGCTATCTGTTCTTTTATTTCTTCATATCCAAGCTCCCATTTAGAACCACATATTTTTAAAATACGAAATTCAAAATTTTCTATTCCTTGCTTTTCTATATCATCATTTAATTCCTTAGAAGATGATGTATAAGTTTTCCAGTCTGATTCTCTATGATCTATTCTATTACGAGTTTTACCTTTTAAAGGTTTACGTTTAATTTTACGAATGCATTGTTTCTTACCGATATATTTTTTGCCGTTAACTTTGTTGGTTATTTCGTAAATAAAACCAAACATGTTTTCGTGCAAATAAACATTTTCATTAATTAACCAATGGCCAGTATCCATTATTTCTTTTTACGCTTCTTTCTGCC